TTTACTGATGGGTGTGGCTGATAAAATATTATGCGTGCCTCTTTAGGGTCAAAGTCCCATAGAGTGCTGTCAAGTATTAGCTCAGGCTTCATGGTAATGGGCTCACGTTTAACTAACTTTATAGCGTCCATAATATGATTTCTATATATGTGGGCGTTACCAAAATAAAACTTTAGCTTACCTAGATTTAAACCACATTCTTTAGCTAGTAAGTGAGTTAGGCCTGCATAGACTATTAAGTCATAAGGAAGACCTAACATAATATCAACGCTACGCATATAGACTACGCAGCTTAGTTCGCCTTCATGTATATTAAATTGGGCTGTTATATGACAGGGCGGCAATGCCATTTTATGCAAGTCAGCTGGATTCCAGGTAGACAAAATATGCCTTCTTGAGTAAGGGTTTTCTTTTAAGTTTGCTACTAACTCTTGCAATTGGTTAGTCCCGTTAAAGTTTACCCATTGAGCGCCATATATTGGTCCTAAGTTATCGTCAGTACCAACACCTTTAGTAGAGTTCCAATAGTTACAACCAAGTTCAGAGAACTCTTTTTTTGAGGTAGCGCCTTTTAAGAATGCTGCCAGTTCACCAAATGCTTGCTTGTAATCAATTTTCCTTAATGTAACAATAGGGAATTGGTCTTGTAAATCAATTTCTATGCTTTCGCCAAATTTAAAAATAGTGCCAACTCCGGTTCTATCTGGGCTAACTTGCGCTAAATCTAAAACACGGTTTATTAAATCTTTATATTGCTTCATTTGAAAGATCCTTATAAACTAAGGTTGCATAACCAGCTATGTCTAACCAATGATCCGGCTCATGTGGATTACCGCATGTTATTCTTGAAATCTTGTGCATAATCATATCAAGAGCTTCCCTTTGTACATGTGTCATACTTTCATAGCTATTGGATCTTTTTACAACTCTTTTTAGTCGTTGTGAATCAAAAGCATTTTCAGCAAATGAACCATGCGTTGAACTTCTTTCAGCTAATGTAAAATCTATTTTATTCATCTAATACTCCAGTCAAAGGTTTAATACTAAGAAGCCCCGATATAGTTAAATATCAGGGCTTCTGTAGTTAGCTAACTTAGCGTTAGTCTTCTGCTACAACTTTTTTAGGTCTTTTGCCATCAGGCCATGCTTTTAATGCATTACGATACCAATTAATGCAATTAGTATTAGTTCTTTTAATTGAGCTTTTAACTGGCTTAAATTAGCATTGATAGTGTCAATTTCTAATTTAATTTCTGCAACTCTAGCCTCTGATTCAAGTTTAGCTGCTGCAATTGCTTCTACTTCTTCAGCTGATAATTCTACTTTTGCTACTTTTGCTTTTTTAGCGCGGGGCTTTTTAGCAGATGCAGTTTCTTCGTCAATTAAGTTCATTGCTTCTTCACGTTCTAAGTCTATATCAGACATTTTATTATCTCCAGGTTGAGGTTTTGGGCAAGATTGCCGTTGATACTTATCAGTAAGTACATGTTATTATACTGCAACAAAATGCGTATGTAAACCTTGTGGACTAAAATTTTTTCGTTTTAAAATAACGTCCAATTAAGAAATTCAAAAGCGCATCTTTGTTGTATTTATCATTAAAGAAGATTGCTCTATTTATTAGAACAGTGGGTCGTAAATTGATTTTATCAGGCCAGGCATCAGTAGGGCTGAAGTGCATTTGACCTCTTGTTACGTCCCAAGGGCCATTTACAAAGCCATATTGTTTTATTTTTCGTGCAAAGAAAGTGGGGGAATACTTTTCATAAGGATAATTTTTAATAAACAACTCATATTCAAGCTTAGGCACTATATATTGTAGGTCTAGTAGTTCATTCTTTATGTAATGATCCATTGTATTTTCTAATGCTTCAGCCATATCCAACTTTGATTTACCAGTTGGTGCAACCTGCGTGCCATCATAGCCATTTAAGTCCATGTTTAAGTAATGATACAACAGCGCACTACGGGCCTCGGGAGTATTAATCCAAGACTTTAATTTACTAGCATCAGCCCAAAAGTCTCTTAATTTAGTAGACAATGGCGAATAGCCTGGTATAGCGTAGACCAGCTCTCTACGTGAAGTTGCGTCAAGCTGGTGAGTATAGTTTTCGTTAGTAGTTATACAGTATAAAGCATAAGTTTTTGTTGTATATGGCTTCATATACTTCTCATTAACTGTAATGGTATGCGAAGTAACTAAGTCTTTTAGTAAGTTTGTATGGCGCTCTCCCTTTTCACCTATCTCATTAAACACTACAAGACTTTTGTTAGCTATTACGCCATTAAAGTTATTATCCAGGTTTTGCGCTGAAGTTACAAGCGCGTGGTTTGGCCTATGGTCTACTGGTGCTCCTTTCATTGAACCATTTATTATAGCCGCAAAGGTCTCAAAGTAAAACGATTTACCAATACCTGTTAAGTCAGACCTAAGTATAGGCAGCCTATCTTGTTTAATCCAAGGTTTTTGTAGCATAAGGGCCATTGTTTGCTCAAAATGAAGCTGAATTTCTGGCTCGTCGCTAAAAAATAAGTTTACAAAGTCTACCCATAAATCTACGTCGCCTTTAACAGGTTGCGTATTAAACCCTTTCCATAAATTAACCAGGCTTTTGTCTGTTATTCTAGATAATGTTGAGGGTTCATAAACATGGCCATATACTGAGGTTCTGTCTAAAGAATTTAAAAACTTGGTAATTGGCGTTACTTTGTCTTCGCCTGATACATTTGGGTCAATTGGATTTGAGCAGTTTTGTTCTTGTATAGCAAACTTTGTTCTTGTTAGTACATCGCCGGTATTTAAGTCGATCAGATCGCCTTCATATACTGCCCATTTAGATAGCAAGTAATTTTCGCCATCTTTTTTAGTTGGCATGTAAGGCAGTGCTTGTGCCATTAAAGGTTCTAGTCTTTCGCCACTTTGTAAATAATCATCGAGGCCTATTTTAATATTGCTACCACCTTGCCCAAGTCTTATAAAGAATACATTAATGCCTCTTATTTTTAGGAAAGCTGCTAGTCTTAATTCAGCGCGCCTAACTGCTTCTTTAGGCTCACCGTTAAGCATTCTATCTGAGGGGTCAAAATCATAGCAAATATAAACATCTTTATTGTAAGGTAAATGGCTTAGTGGTGCTAATAGCACTCTATCGTCATTGAATATATTAGTTAAAGAATCTACACCACCAAGACCTACTGTGTCGTAGCCATTTAAATGTCCTGATAGTGCTTTAAACTCGCCTTCAGTTATAACCAAAGGTCTTGTTATGTCATTAAGATTACGTTTGAAGTTTTTATTTGGTGGAAGATAGGCTTTAACTGGACTCCGTGGTGGCTGATGATATTTATTACCAGCAAAAGAACCTAGAAATCTATATCTAAAAAAGTTAGTAGCTTTGCCATTAATGTCAAAATACTGTATCTTAATTGCGCCAGTGCCTTTAGAAAAGCCTATTTCCTGGGTAACATCAATATTGTTAAGCAATGATAACCCATAAGCCGCTGGGTCTTTTATGCCCAGGTCTATAAGGCGTTGATCGTACTCATCTGAGGCTTGTGTAAATCCTGCTGCTGAAGCTTGCGACGTAAATGTAGGACCCATCAGAATACCCCATAAATTAATTTATTGTGTACATAAAAGTTTTTATAGGCTATAATATATTTGAATATCTTAGACATTTGATATTTCTCCTCGAAGGTGTTTAGTCCGTTTAGCCTCTTGTTAAACTAAACGGACTTTTTTTGTGTGGACTTATATTATATAGCAATTTTAATATATATAATATATAATTATTTTTGTGGTCTATCCAGCCTTTTTCTTTGCGCAATGCTTTGGTTTAGCCTTGTTTCTTTTGACAATGGTTTGCCAGTTCGTCGAGCTATATGCAACTTTTTGTTATGCTCCATTTTCATAGCGTTTAAACCATTATACCCTTTTGGGAATACGGTATCTTTGTCTTTTATTAAGCATTTTTTAAGTACCCTTAAGTCTGCTAAAGATCCAGTTGCATAAATAATTACTTTAGCAATACCAAAGTCTCTGTAGGCATAATCAATAGGTCTATTTCTTTTAGTTTTAGAAAACCATTTTATGTTATTAATTATTTTTTGAATAGTCATGTAACTTGATATTCCATAATATAATTTACCATCGCCAAATGTTATTTCGTATAAAAATGGTTCTGGTAATTCGTTTTTAGGTGGTGCTATGTTAGCCTTAATCATCATTTTTCCTTTGGTATTTTTCTAGTTCTGCTATACAGCCAAATACTTCATCTTGCATAGTGGGGCTTAAACTACGATGGCTATCCCATAATACGTCTATTACTCTTTTATGTAAGTCTGGCTTGTTATTAAATATTCTTTCCCAATTGTCAGAATATTTTTTATGGTCTGTTGGTCTTCTACTGCTACCTTTACTCATCTTACCCTCCAATGCCGTGATGTTTTTCAGCGAAATCAACACCTGCCCAATAACTATACGGGTGTATGGCTTTATCATCAGCTTTAAACCCGTTTGATATTTCTATGCCAGTTATAGGCTCAGATTTTACTGGCGGTGCTGTGTAGAGCGGTATTGGTTCTTTAATAGAATCATGCTCTTCCAGGTAATGTTTTTTATCCATACATACCCATTCACTAAGTTTTCCATAAATTTCTGTTTCAATTATCCAAGCCACAGGCTCTTGCTCTTGCTCAGGTTGGGCGAGGAGTTCTTTAGTTTCTTCAAGAAGGCTTGTATTAACAGCACGCCCAATACACTCAATTAACCACTTCTTCAACAGCTCTCTTTCTTTACTCATTCCCCACCTCCAATGCCGTGTGCTTTTTCTATTGCTCTTGCAAATGTAAAAATATCCTCAACCACATTATCCCCATAAAGTTTACACAATTCTTCTAAACTTAAAGGCTCACGTTTTGGTGGCGCTAGAAAAAGAAGGTCGTTATTTTTTATAGGCAAGTCCCAAATATTAACCGCATCACTTAGCACTACCCCTGTTATAGCCACTGGTAAATTCTCGCCGTCTGCGTGAATACTGGTAATTTTAACCACAGGCTCTTGCTCAGATTTTACTGGCGGTGCTGTGTAGAGCTTTAATCGATCAACAACATCAGCTCCAGTGTGTCCATCAAACTCAAACAATGCTTTTTCTACTTCTTGTATAGAAAACAAATCCCAATCTTTTGCTTCGTAGTGGTTACTGATTTGCCCTTGAGGAAGGGTAGCAACCACAATGAACCAACCACCACCAAAGCATAATTCTCCATCATTGTGTCTCCATGATTTGTGAGTATGGCATTTGCCAGTTGCTCCCCACTCGTTAAATAACGCCACGTTGTATGCTTTGCGAAATTCATACAGCTCTTTAAATGTGTGATAACCGTCTGATGTATTTTCATCAATCGCCACAGGCTCTTGCTCAGTCTTCTCAGGTTGGGCGAGGAGTTCCTTTATTCTTTCTGGTAAATCTCCACAATGCTCAATGTTAAGTCCTAGCGGATCAAAATATTCTAAAACTTCATTTAGTAGCTCTCTTTCTTTACTCATCTTTCTTCTCCTTCTCTGCTAACATTGCGTCTGCCATGTCGTATGACAACTCTGCAATGCTTTCATTATCCCAAATTACTCTTACATCAGCTGCCATTAACTCTTGCATTGCAAGTCCTGCAAAGTGGTCTCGTAGTGCTTCTTGTCTATTTATAAGTGAAGCATTTTGATTTTGTAGCCACATGATTTGTTGCTTAAGATCATTTATTTCTTTACTCATTCTCCGCCTCCAGTTCTTTTATAAAATTAGGCACTTCACGACTTTTCCAACTAAACAAATTGCATTTAGCTCCTTTATAATAGTTTTTATAGGCTTGTATTGAGTCGCCTATAATTTTGTATTCATCAGGCATTGCTTGAGTAGGCTCTGTAAAATTGCAAGTTGGTATACTTATAGGTGCCAGTCTTAAAGCATGTAATAAGCCTGATGACTGTACTTTGTGAGTTTTTTTATACCGGTAGGTATACTCACAACATAAGTCTACTAATAAATCATATAGCCAAAAGTAATTTTCACATGATTGCCTGGCCCACACTGCTGATGGGTGATTAACATGTGTCGCCTTATAAAAAAGACTATCTTCGGGTACGTTATTAAGAACACGGTGCGTAGTGGAAAGCAGTTGCGCGTATTCTAATATCATTTTAACAACATGCTTGTCAACATGCATTTGAGCACATTCTTCAGTGTCATGACTAAGATAAAATATATTCATTATATCCCCCATTCAATAAAAAAATAGCACTTTTCATCTTCTAACGGTGGAAACTCTTTTTTAAAGTCCGCAAAACAAAATAGCGGGTCTTTGTCTAGTTCTATAGTTAACTGTCTTTGGCACACGTTTTTGAGGTTGCATTTGTTACTAACACACCTAACATAACTATTGTCTAGTGGCGTAGTCATGTTCATTATAAGCCTCCAATTATTACAAATGTAGTCATTATAAACAACAAAGTTATCACAAATAAAATAAACTGGGCAATTACTTTACTTAGGTGCATAGTCGTAAAACCTCATAATGTTTTGCAAATTTTGGTTGCGTAATTGATTCTCTAATCTTTGTGCTTGAAAAGAGCGCTCGTAATTGTCCCAGTTATTTTGCCTTTCTTGCTCACGTATTTGGTAACGTTGGTTCCAGACTTGCTCTTCCATTAAGCTAGTTTGCTTTTCAAGTTCTTGCAACTCGTCTGCCTGGCTATCGCTACACGCAAATACAATAGTTAACAACACGCCTACTATTATTACTTTATTCATATCTATCCTCTTTACTTTGGTGGAGTTGCTCTAAAATATCAATTTCTATTTTTTCTAATACGTACTCGTCTAGCAAGTCTGCTAATTCTAAATCATGGTATACTATTGAGTTAATCATTAAGTATTCAGATATGAAAGGTGTATTCCAGCCATCGCCTTCTGCAGGGTCATAGTCATAGTCTACGTCTAGCATTACACCGGATAATTTTGTTTGTATGTTAGGCATTACACAGCTCCTATATAATAAGTATTGCTTTCTTGGTCAGTTTCTAGCATATCATTCATAGTCCAGGAAATCTGGTTCTCAATGTCATTACGCGTAGTTTCGTTTATTATGCTTGCCAGGTCTATATATTCAATTTCTTGTGGGTCATAGGTAGGCAGGCGCACCATAATACTAATAATATCTATTACCTCACAATTACAGTTTGTATCACTAACAGTAGGGTATTGATAATTATATTCACAAAGAGCATCGACTCCAGCTATTACAACTTCTGTACTTAAATTTTCAAGCATAAATTACTCCCAGCCTTGGTCACGTATTGAGGTTTCAACTATTGCCAATGCTTCTACTTGGCGAATAGCATTTAAGCCAATTCCACTATTATATGTGGTGTCTATAAAACTTAACAACAGTACAACTACTAAACATTTCAATATAAAATTCATTATTATTCTCCTGGTTGGTTTGTTACAGTGAGCCATGTTTGCACATGACTCAGATAATTATAAACTCATTAAGCGAATATGTAAACCGCTACTGGACTAACTTAATTTCTTTAAGCATCACCTTGTAAATCTGCGCTCGCCTATTCACTGGGTACAACGCATCTTGTGCCTCAAGCATCTGCTTCCAGTAGTCACGTTGCTCCTTAGGTAATGAACCTATTGCTAGTAGCAGGATATTACGAGCATACGGTGTAGCCTTGATGCGTTCAGCCTTACGGGCTTGAAGTGCCTCTGCTAAGCACTTGGATTCTTTATTAATTTTAGCTATTAAATGGGCCCTTTGTTCTGCTTTGGTCATAGTGACGATAACTCCTCTTGCAATGCTACTAGAGCTTTGTTATGTATTGCCACCTGGTCAGAATGCCATTTGATTTGCGCAAGCACTAATGTCTTACGATCTGATAAACCCCCGGCATTTGACTTCAAAGCTTCTATTTCGTTTTGCTTACGCACTAGGTCTTTTTGAAGCTCTTTGTTAGGGTCTTTGGCTTGGCTTGCATTCTTAAGCTCCATAATATGCTTAAGTTTATCTTTCATCATGGTAGCGCGAAGTGAGTCCATTTCTCTACGTATAATGGCTATTTTCTGGCTATCACGGTCGTGTTGAGATAACTCAATTTCCAGGGCTCTGATGGTGTCCATGTGTTTCTTGTTTTGCACGCGCCAGTCTTCAGTACGTTTCTTCTCTTCTATTAGTGCACGCTCAACTTGAGCAAGTTTAGTTATTTCTTCTCGCACTAGGCTATCATCATTAATCACTTGCTCCATTGTATCCGGAGCACCTAACGCCAAGAACAACTTACTAAGCTTGACATTAGACAAATCAGTTCGTAAACTAATATTGCCATGCTCTTTGGCCAACTTAATATACTTATTGGCATTGCCTGGATTTACGCTAGTGTTCACCGTTACCCAAGGCATGAATTCACCATGCGGTAGAATTGCTTTTACTTTGCCTAACTCGCGCCCAAGCTCTATTGCCATTAACACAGTTAAACCTTTTAAATGCTCAAGTTGGGCAGACTTATAATTAATTGACTCAATATACTGGCTTGCTTGCTTTTGTAATGCATTAGTTGTTGACATTATTATTCTCCTGGTTGGTTACATTATGGTGCATTACATACACCATACATAATTATAATCACATTAAGCGAATATGTAAACCGTGCATATTGGCTTAATGTTTAAACGATAGTAGCGAAAACATATTTTACTAATAACAAAATGGATATGAAGCCATATGAAGCCAAATCTGTCTCAATTACTCGAAAACGAGTAGTAATAAACTAAACAGTAGTAGTAGTTGAGTAATTCTAAGTTACTGATTTATAAGAATTATTTCACATACTTACTATCGTTCTATCGATTCGCGCGAAAAAAGTTTTAAGTTTATATATATAGCTATATATTATTTAACAGTTTTTATTAAATATTAAATAGTAAGATAGATTTAAGACTAAGTCTTACAAAACAATAACTTACACAGCCCAATTTGTAGACACAAATCTGACTACTACTGGCAAAATTTCGTCAAAAGTCACGCAATCAGTAAAATATGTGTGTACTTTCGACGAAATTTATGCACCTCGAGGTTATTTAGTGTACAGGCACTAAGGGAATCACGTCCACTAGTAACCCAGCACGATTAACAAAGACCAACTCCTCATAGCCATCACGCATCATAAAATCCAGGTCCCGAATACTACAGTACGGTCCACCAAGTATCTTGAAATCCTTACCTTCAGCCCAATCATTCATGTTGGTGTCACGACCATAAGCGCCATGTAATTCTAAACTCTTCTTCATCTTCTTCTACCTCCAAAGTTACAAAGCCCTAGTATAACCAGGATTATTACAAAAAAAGTTACAACATCGCCTAATGATTCAGTCATTATATTCCCCAGTAGTTAAGTAAGTTAGGACGTCCATGTCCCAGAATGATTACATTTTGTTACGATACCAAGCAACACAAGCATAGGTAGTATTGGTGTTACCATAGTGAGCATGGACTTTAGGAAGGATTTCTGTATTAGTTAACCCATCTTGAATATAACCACGAATTAAGTCACCAACACCTTTGTTGATTGCCTTTTTGTGGATTTTAGGTTCAACTGGTAGTAAGGCACGAAGTTCAATCAACTTAGACTCCAATAATGAGATTGCAGTTTTAATTTCTTCAATCTTAACTTCATTGTTTTCTTCAAGAGTAGCCTCCTCTTGTAATGCTTCTTCAAAAGTTACTTCTTCCAAGATTACTTTTTTAGGTCTAGCCATGATACTTCTCCGATATAGGTTGTCCTGAGGACGAAAGGGGTTTATCAGTTAGATTATCTAAGTGATGAGCTATATTATCATTAATCAATTCAGTTGTACACATTTATTTTACCTTAATGATTAAATAATTTATTCTTTAATATATACGCAATCACAATATCTAAGTGATGATCTATATTATCATTAATCAATGCAGTTGTACACATTTATTTTACCTTAATGATTAAATAATTTAGTAACCTGGCTAACAACCAGGTAATTACTATTACTATCAAGAACTTAGGTTACTTTGCTACTAAGTTCCTTAAGGTTTGGAGCCTAAGTCCTTGATTTCCAGGCTACCAGGTTCCTGGTGTGAATTCCAGGCAAGCGGGCGGGGGGGTCGAGGCGACGAGGCGAAGTCAATGGTACCTCCTAAACATTTTATGATAAAATGATCCATGATAACATCCAGTGTTACTAAGTATAGGCGCCCCTTTGTGCCTAGTATAAAAAAATAAAAGTGTACAAAACTCTAAAACCGTGCTATAGTTACGCTAGGCAATAAAATTATCGGAGTCCACTTTTAGACTCAATGTAACCAAGAGAACATAACCATGGAACGATATGACCCTTACTCATATTTACCAGATAGCTTAAAGATATTTGACGCAGCAAGCCTGGCAGAAGTAGAGGAAATGGCGGCGGGTCTAAGCCAAGAGGAAATATTATTGTACTTTAATATATCTAGAGAACAGCTAGCGCCGAATCTAGAAGACCTGGCATACTTTGAGGCCTCATTTAATAGAGGACGCCAAATAGCAAAACACAAGGCTGTCGTGCAATTATTCAGGCAAATGTCCAACGAGAAGAACGGCGCGGCTGCATCCCTAAGTTATCTTCGCCAGGTGAGTGAGGTATTCCCCCAAGGTGAAGGCGATATAGGGGTTGGAAAGAACTTCAGCTTCAAGGTAGTGCTAGACTAATGGACATCGTCTATGTGGCGTCTAAAACTATGAAGGACTTCCACAAGTCTGACAAGTTTGTACGCAGTCTAATGGGTCCAATAGGTAGTGGAAAGTCTGTAGCGTGCATAGTAGAGACACTAATAAAGTGTTATGCGCAAAAGCCCAACCAAGATGGTGTTAGGAAATCAAGATGGGTTATAATACGCAACACCTATCGTGAACTACTAGATACTAGCATAAAATCGTTTAATGACTGGATACCAGAAGCAAGTGGAAAATGGCATAAACTAAGCTTAACATTTTTCTTTAAGCAGCATCTACCAGACGGTACCATAGTTGAAGCCGAGTTTATGTTTAGAGCCTTAGACCGCCCCAATGATGTTAAGAAGCTCCTATCGCTAGAGTTAACTGGAGCCTGGGTTAACGAGGCTCGTGAAATACCAAAGCAGGTTATAGACATGCTCCAGGGTCGCGTAGGTCGTTACCCTAATAAGCGTGATGGTGGACCGACCTGGCATGGGGTTATCCTGGATACCAACCCTCCAGATAATGACAGTTGGTTTTACAAACTGTTTGAGGAAACGCAACCGGATAACCACATACTGTTCAAACAGCCTAGTGGTGATGCTGTAGATGCTGAGAATATAGAGAATTTACCAAGTGACTACTACAAAAATATGGTGCAAGGTAAAGACCAGGAGTGGATAAATGTTTATGTTAAGGGGCAATATGGGTTTATAATGGAAGGCAAACCAGTATTCCCAGAATATAAAGACAATATACATTCGAGTAATGAACCTTACTTCTACGACCCTAAGTTACCATTATATGTAGGCATAGATTTTGGACTGACACCAGCCGCAGTGTTTGGGCAAATTACTACCACAGGTAGAATGGTAATAATAGATGAACTAGTAACCTTTGATATGGGTGCTATGTCATTTGGTAAACTGCTTAGAGAAAAACTAACACACAAGTACTCAAAGTGCTTAAATATAGAGATATACGGTGACCCTGCAGGGGAGCAACGTTCTCAAGCTGACGAAATGACGCCGTTTATGATTTTGCAAAACCAAGGCATAAAAGCATACCCAACTTATACTAATGATCCAATAATAAGAAGAGAGTGTATAGCCGATTATTTACAAAGACTTGATTTTGGCGGTAACCCAGCATTCTTAGTAACCTCAGGAGCTCCAATACTAAGGAAAGCATTTGCTGGCGGCTACAAATATAAACGCGTGCAAGTCTCCGGTGAAGCACGCTTTATGGACAAACCTGATAAAGGTAAGTACTCTCACGTTGCTGATGCATGCCAATATTTATTCTTGGGGGCAGTTGGCGGGGAAAGAGTTATTGGTGGTTTCGATACTAAAGAAATTGATTACACTTTAGCGAACCGTGGTATAATATAAACGAGGTAATAAAATGGCTAAAGCAAAAACACAACCAAAGAAGCCTACGCCAATGCCTGGTAAGAAAAAAGGAGCATGCTAATGGCTGGTAAAATTTACAAAAACTCTTTTAAATTAAATGAAGCATGGGGTGATGGACGTAGGGCAGCACAAACAGGTGCGCTAGTCGGTACTAATCCATTTGATGCAAGTGTTCCAGCTTACCAAGCATGGATAGACGGTTTCAATGACACTTTCGCATAATGTCTGCATTTGATAAATTTTTAGCTTCATTAAATCCTATTGGAAATGCTGAAGCTGAACCTTTAATGTACGGTGCCCCCGGGTATCCTTATGGCAATGATACTAAGGCTGCTTTAGCGTTAGGACATGGCGCGTCAGATGAAGATATTTGGAAAAAATTTGGACTATACAAAAGTCCTATGGCTAATGGCGGCAATGCTTTAGTTGGAGAGGTAATAGACAGCGGGGCAAGTTTAAATCCAGGCAAAGCTAGAAATATAGGAGATGCGTTAAACCATCCCGCACTATTTAGTAACTACCCAGACTTAGCAAAAATACCAGTAAATTTAACTAGGTATAGCGAAGATAAGCTGCCGGCTGAAAGAGGCGCATTTTTAGCAAAGCCTCAAAAAATTATTGATAACGCAAACTGGTATGACATTGCGGGCACACTTAAAGAGCTGAATAAGCCAGTGGAATACAAAACTAGCATAACTGCTAACTATGCAACTGATGCTCAGAAACAAAGTACACTGCTGCATGAACTTACCCATGCGATACAACGTACGTACGGACTGGCTATTGGAGCGGACGGAGATAAAGAGGCCCCTAGGGCTTATACCGATTCAGAAGGCGAAGAACAAGCTCGCATGACGCAAGTTAGAGCATTAATGACGCCCGAGCAAAGAGTTAATGAGTCACCAAAGACTACGATAGAAAACATGAGAAAACATGGACTAAACCAGTTTTCTGTCATACAAAAATTATTAGAAAATAGTGCTAATGAAAAATAAACTATCTGAGAGTGACATTCTTGCTATTATAGCAAATGAACTTAGTAATGCAAACATTACTACTTCAAGTCCATCTATGCTAAAAGACCCTTTACTGTACTATCTTGGTTTACCAAATGGCACAGAACAAGAAGGTCGTTCGTCAATAGTATCTACTGATATAGCAGACGCTATTGAATGGATAATGCCTCAGATAATGAAGTCTTTTACTCAAAATAATGAAGTAGTAGTATTTGACCCTATTAGTGAGGCAGATGAATTACAAGCTAGTATAGAATCTGAATATGTGTATGATGTGCTAATGAAACAAAATGATGGGTTTGTATTAATCCACCAATTTGTAAAAGATGCACTTATGCAACGTAATGGTATGCTTAAAGTGTACTATGAAGAATCAGTAGAAACAAAAGTATATAACTATACTGGATTGACAGAAGATCAGTTGCATATAATTGTAGCTGATAAAAATACAGAGATAAAGCAATTAACCCCTAATCAGTATATTGATGAGCAAGGGCAACCACAAGTAATATATGATGCTAAGTTATCCGTTACTAATAGAGACGGCAGAGTAAAAATTGATGGCGTAGCGCCTGAAGAATTTAGAGTTAATTCACAACATAATTCTATTGACTTATCAAATGCTAGATTTACGGCTCAGATAGTTAACAAATCATTATCAGACTTACGTGAAGAAGGATTCAAACAATCTGAAATTGAAGATATTGCATCATCTGACTTAATACGTTCATCATATCGTTTTAACTATCAAAACGAGCCAACTCTTATACCGTCAACGCTTTCACAAGATGATGCTAATAAGTTAGTTGAGATTGGTGAGTGCTATATGAAACTTGACATGGATGGCTCAGGTATAGCAGAACTTATGAAAATAACTGTAGCAGGTGTAGAACCCCCCACAAAAATACTTAGTATTGAGTCTATTGATAGTAGTCCTTGGATTGCCACAACTGCTATTCTAATGTCACACAAGTTTCAAGGATTATCAGTATATGATAGGCTTAAGCAGATTCAAGACAATAAAACAGCAATTATCCGAAACATTATGGATAATATGTACTTACAAAATAATCAACGAAATGTTATTCTTGAAGGTCAAGTTAATCTTGATGACCTTCTTGTCTCTCGCCCTGGCGGCCTCATTAGAGCTAAACGACTAGATGCAATACAACCACTAGCTACGCCACAAATTGGCGATGCAGCTTTTAGTATGATGCAATATCTTGACGAAGTAAAGGCAGGACGTATAGGAGTATCTGCTGATGGCACTGCTTCACCAGAAAATATAGGTGATAGAGTAGGTTCTCAAGGTGTTGAGAGAATGATGAACGCCAAAGAAGAATTAATTGGCTTAATTATTCGTGTTATATGCGAAACTGGTATTAAACCATTATGTAATAAGATTCGTGATATAGTAACGCAACATGTTGATACAATACAAGACTTTCAGTATCGTGGTCAATGGGTTAAAGTTAATCCTGCAGAATGGCCAAAACGTACTAAGAGTTCAGTACGTGTAGGAACAGGCACTGGTGACGTTACTGCTAAATTAGCTGCTATTCAGCAGATACAAATGATTCAAGAAAAGATTATGTCAATACCTGGCCAAGCATTAACAAATCCAGTTAAAATATATGCAACACTTGATGATTTTTGTAAGTTTTCAGGTCTTAATGGTGCTAACAAATATTTTATTGACCCTTCTTCACAGGAAGGTCAGCAAGCACAACAACAAGCATCACAAGGTTCTCAACAGCAGCAGCAGCAGCAACAGCAGTTAGAAATGGAGCAAATAAGACAACAAGCTGAGATTGCAAAGTCTGCCACTACTACTGCTGAAGCTCAAATGGCTAATGTGCAATTAAAAGGACAAGTTGAACTTGGTAAGCATCAACGTGAAATGGAAAGACAAACTTCAGCAGCTGAAATAGCCAGCCTAAAAATGCAACTAGAACAGCTAACATTGTTAGGTAAAAGCAATAAAGAACAAAGTGACCTTAAATTTAAATACGATGAACTTGAGGCAAAGACTGCACTTGAATTAACTAAACTAGAAGCTGTTACTCAGGCTAATGAGGAAGCTAACTTTAAAGCCAATGAAGAAGCTATAGACGAAGGTAACTACTAAAATGGCGAATAAAGACATAGACCATATATTACAGGAAGAAGTAAATATAGGCAACAGAGCTCAACAAGCTTATGACATATATCTAAAGGATTACTTTGATAAATTTCAAAGTAATGTTGCTAAACAATTATATGTAAGTGATCTTGCTTGTGATGATATTTTAGTTATTAAATATCAAATAACTGCAATAAAAGCTTTGGAAGAAATTATACTTAGTGATATAGAAACAGGACAACTTGCATTTAAACAACTTAGTGAAAAGTGAGATAAAATATGAATGATGACCAAAATACTACTTCAACGGCTGAACTTTCGAGTGAAGCTGGAAGCGTAAACATGGTTGACCAAATTGCTGACTTATTATTAGGTGAGTCAGAAAAACCAACTGAACAAAAAAAGAAACCTATTGAAGAATCTGAGGAGGCTGATACCCAACCAGATGATTCTACTCAAGAAGATGACTATGAAGCAGAAGGCGAAGAATCAGATGAAGTTGAAGACGATAACTTTGACGATTCTGATGAAGAAGTTACCTGGGCTAAAACACTAGGTATAGATGAAAAAAATGTAGTACTAGATGATGATGGTAATTTATCAGGTATTAACGTAAAAGTTGATGGCAAAGTAACTACTGTTGGAGTAAAAGATTTAATTGCTGGCTACCAAAGTAATAAAAGTAATACTAATAAGTCTAAACAACTTGCAGAACAACGCAAAGAGTTTGACACTATTAAAGTTGCAGTTGCTAATGAGTATACCCAAAAAATTGAAACTATAGATAGACTAACACAACATCTTAAAGATATACTATTAGGTAGTTATAAAGATGTTGATTGGAATAGATTAAGAGTAGAAAATCCTGGTGAATATGCAGCAGCAGTTCAAGACTTTAATTTTAGAAACTCTGAAATTGAACAAATTGCTAATGCCGTAGGCCAAGAAAAACAAGGTATTAATCAACAAATGACTGCAGAGCAACAAGCAATGCAACAAGAGTTTATTAAAAGCCAAGCAGACAAAGTTATAGAAAAAAATCCTTCATGGGCAAAACCTGAAGTATTTAGAAAAGCTGTATCTGAAATGACTGAATTTTTATCAGATACATATGGATTTACACAAGAAGAATTTGCAAATACACAAGATGCTAGATTGTTTGAAGTAATTAAAGATGCTATGAAATATAGGTCTAGTGTTAAAACTGCTAAAACTAAACTTGATGTACAAATACCTAAGTATCAAAAAAGTACAGGCAAAACAACAAAAGCACTTACTAAACTTGACAGACTCACAAAGACTGCAAAGTCTTCACAAGGATATCAAAAACGTAATGCTGAAACAGACGCTGTTGCAGAATTGCTAAGCGGTTTATATAATTAATTTTTAAAAGGGTATCAAAATGAGTACAGCTAACTTAGATGCAGCAACACTTAAAGGTGTTGTTCGTGGCGGTTTAATCCGTGAAGATGTAATGAACCAAATTTGGGATATTTCTAAAATCCCATTACCATTTACTGATGCGATTGGCACTGAAACTTCAGGCAATCCATACAAAGAATGGACTACTGATGCACTTGCTGCACCAAACTTAACCAACGCTGTTATCGACGGCTCAGATGCTTCAGGTAACAACACTGTTACTGGCTTAAGAGTTGGTAACCATCACCAAATATCTACTAAAGTTGTTCGTACATCTTTCAGAGCAGATGCTTCTGATGTTATTGGTCGTACTAAAGAGTTGAGCTACCAAATGATGCGTAGACAACAAGAGTTGCGTCGTGACGTTGAGGCTATTGCTTTGACTAACCAAGCATCTTTTGCTGATACTGGATCTGCTGCTGGTACTGCTGGTGGTTTGCCATCTTGGTTGACTACTAACTTCTCTGCTGGTGCAACTGGCGCAATCGGTGGTTTCCAATCTTCAGGTGTAACTCTAAAACGTACTTATGGTACTGCTAGAGCGTTGACTGAAACTCTTGTGCGTGATGCAGTTCAGTCTGTTTACTCACAAGGTGGCGATCCAACTATCATGATGTCAGTTCCTGGCGTTATTCGTAGATTCAGCGAGTATTTATTTACTTCGTCTGCTCGTGTAGCAACATTGATGTCAGATCAAGGTAAATCTGCTTCTGCTGCAACTGCGATGGGTGCTGTAAACGTATTTGTAACTGACTTTGGTACTTTGAAATTAGTTCCAAACCGTTTACAAATTCCTTACACTGGTACTGCTGGTTCTACAACTGGTGTTTATGCTTCTTCTGGCGTATCTGCTGACGTGTTTATCCTTGATCCTTCATACTTGGCTATGTCTTACTTAAAAGGCTATAGAACTGAAGAATTAGCTAAAACTGGTCTTGCAGAAAACCGTCAAATGTCTGTTGATTGGACATTGATATGCAACACTGAGAAGTCACACGCAATCATTGGTGATATTACCATTGCATCTGCTGTAACTGCTTAATATTGATAGCCCACTGTAACAGGTGGGCTTTCTTTTATCTGAGGAATAAACATGGCTACAACAAAAGAAGTGGTAAAAGAAGTAAAACCAAAAACAGTCAAAGTTAAAAACATCTGGACTGATCCTATTAGTTTTGAAAGTGGTGTTATTGCACCAAACGCTGAAGGCGAAGTATCTTTAGCAGAAGCTGAAGCATTATCAGATTACGTTCAAAAGGTGTAAACAATGGATAGTGTAATTAAAAGTGACATGCACTATGATGCTCAAAGCAATACAGTTACTCATGTTACAACACAACCTACTGAAAAGATTATCCTTGAACGTAATGCCGAGCTAAGAAAAAACCAAGGTGCTTTACATGATTTAGGTAAACAAAGTGGAGAATCTTTTGGTCGTATGGTAGCATCTATACCATTCATTATTTTTGAGAAAGCATTAAGAGATGGATACGATCTTAACAGTCCAGACAGCCAAATTGCAGGTCAAGAGATGAACAGATTTCTAAAGTCAACAGAAGGGAAGATGTGCCTAGTTCAAGGTAAGCACTAATGGCTAAATTTCTTGATTTTGCTAGAAACGTATGGGCTGGAAGTAAAAATCCAGATGAAGGAAGATTAAGTTTAAAAGGATTGGGAAAGCCTCAAATAGTTACACCATTATTAATTGGTATGACATTGGCGCAAGCCACTAATGCTTTATTGTCTGCTAGTTTGAAATTAGGAACAGTTACATTAACAACAGGATTAGTAACAGCTCAAAGTGTAGCTGCATATACTAATGTATCACCTGGTACTATCGTTAATATTACATTAACTTCATGAGTGCTTATATGCCTGACATTAATTGCAGAGTAGCTAAAGTAGAACAGCAAATAGAAGCATTGCTTAATGACATACATCATGACCGTGAGGAATCACGTAGACGATCTGATAGAATATTTTTAATATTAGATGAACTTCAAAAAACCACTCATAATAATAAAGGATTTTTTGGTGGCGTAGTATTTAGTGTTTCAGCTATTTTTGCTTTTATTGTATATTTAACGAGCAAGAATTAATGAGCGCATTAGAGATATTAATCAAGCTAATTAAAGATAGTGAAGGTTGTAAATTAAAATCTTATAAATGCCCAGCAGGAATATGGACTATTGGTTATGGACAAACCAAAGGTGTTAAAGAAGGAATGGTATGGACACAACAACAAGCTGATGAAGATATAATTAAAACCGCATTACAGGCTTTTAATGAGGCGATTAAGGCATCACCAATACTATCAACTGCTAACATGGAGAAACAAGCTGCAATAGCGGATTTTGTTTATAATTTAGGCATAACGAATTACAATAAATCAACATTAAAACTAAGGGTTGATAAAGGTAACTGGGTTTCTGCATCAACAGAGATCAAGAAATGGAATAAGAGTAATGGAACTATTCTTAATGGTTTAGTTAAAAGAAGGCAATTAGAAGCTGACTTATTATTGATGTAAGGAATTATAATGGCTATATCGGTTTACACAAAATACACTGCTGGAGTTGAGTCACTGGTAGAAGGCACAAATGCAGGAACAGATGTTTGGAAGGTAGCATTAGCAAATACTATCAACATTTCTGATACAACATTTGTAGCTGGAACAACAGATTTACCTACATCTGGTGGATATACAGCAGGTGGAAATACTTGTGCTACAACATCATCATCTCAGTCTGGTGGAATATTTAAACTTGTTCTTGCAAGTCCAGCTATTTGGACAGCAACAGGCGCAGGATTTACTTATCGCTATGCGATTCTATATAATTCAACACTGAATATTCCAATAGGTTTTTGGGATTATGGTTCAAGCCAGCTTATTTCAGCTTCTGAAACAGTGCAGATCGTACTTGATTCGGTCAATGGCGTGTTTCAAATAACTTAAGGAATTATAATGGCTCTTGCATTAAAAGATCGTGTTAAAGAAACAACTATTGTTGTAGGCACAGGAGCAGCTACTTTATTAGGCTCTAGCATTGGGTTTCAGCCTTTTTCTGTTGTTGGCAATGGCAATACTACTTATTACTGTATTTCAGATCAGTTTGGCTCTAATTGGGAAGTAGGTATTGGAACTTATACAGCTTCAGGGACTACTCTTGCTCGTACTACTGTCTTAGCATCTTCTAACGGTGGTGCATTAGTTGTATTTACAGCTGGTGTTAAAGATGTATTTGTAACTTACCCTGCTGAAAAAGGTGTTTGGCTAGACGCTAGTGGAAACGCTATAGGACTTGGAACTCCTGCTGCATTTGTTGGAACTAATATTACAGGTACTGCTTCTGGATTAACCGCTGGTAATGTTACTACTAACGCCAATCTTACTGGGGCTATAATCTCTACAGGCAATGCAACATCTTTAGGGTCTTTTACTTCTTTACAATTAGCAACGGCTTTAACAAATGAAACTGGTACTGGTTCAGCGGTGTTTTCTGACAATGCCTCTTTATTAAACCCAACCTATACAGGCACACTCACAGGTGGTACAGGCATACTGAACATAGGATCAGGTCAGGTTTATAAAGATGCGTCAGGCAACGTGGGGATTGGGACGAGTAGTCCAAGTTATCGTCTTGAAGTAAAAGGGGCATCTGCTACTGCTGGTCAATTAAGCATACATGACGGTACTGGGGATACAACTGTTTCGGGAGCGACAGCAGGGTCTTTATTGTTTCAAGCAAGAGATTCATCAATAAGAACAATAGCTGAAATTGATGCAGTTAATACCACCACTAATGGAACGGGTGGTGCAATGGTATTTCAAACTCGAATTAGTGATGCTCTTGCAGAACGCATGAGGATTGATTCGGCAGGCAACGTGGGGATTGGGACGAGTTTGCCAGCAACAAAACTCCATGTTGCTGGAAATGCGCTTGTTCAAAATACCTCCGCATCTTTGCAAATTAACTCAACAACAACAGCACAAGCCAGATATTTAAATTTATCAAACTCAACAGATTCCAGCAATGCGTATTTATATGCGGTTGGATATGGTGTTGGTTTGGTTCAAGCAGATGCAAATGCAAGTTCTAATGTGTATATAAGCACCCAAAACATAGAACGCATGCGCATCGACTCCTCCGGCAACGTGCTGGTGGGGGTTACGGCACCCATCGGAGGTTTAAATGCTGTTGGTCATTTTAAGAATGTCAATGCGGGTGCGGCTGGAATAGTTGTGGGAAATGCAGGAGGTACGTCTACAACCAATACAATACTCTTTACTAATTCAAATGGTACAGTTGGTGGAATCTCAACAAGTGGTTCTGCTACCGCTTTTAATACATCCTCAGACTACCGCCTAAAGAACACCATCGCACCAATGACAGGAGCTTTAGATAAAGTTGTATTACTTAAGCCGGTAACTTACAAGTGGATTGTAGATGGCTCAGATGGTCAAGGTTTCATAGCTCACGAACTGGCTGAAGTATGTCCTCATGCTGTAACAGGTGAAAAAGATGCTGTTGACAAATATGGTATTCCAGTTTATCAAGGCATTGATACTTCATTCCTAGTAGCTACATTAACTGCAGCAATCCAAGAACTCAAAGCCATCATCGACACGCAACAAGAACAAATTAACTCTTTACTAGGAAAATAAAATGATTACAAACACTTGGAATATCTTAGCGATGGATTGCAAACCTGATGTCAACGGTATGCTTGATTATGTCGTGACCTCACACTGGACACTTACAGCTACAGATGGAACTTACACAGGTTCGGTATATGGAACAGCATCATTTGAAGTTGATCCTGACAAACCTAATTATGTACCTTATGCAGATTTAACTTTAGATCAAGTAGTTGCTTGGACACAAGATGCTTTGGGAGAAGAACAAGTAGCGTCTTACGAAACTAACGTAGCAAGCCAAATTGAAGCACAAATAAACCCGACTATTGTCACTCCACCTTTACCTTGGGTAGCCTAATGATTAACCTAGAATTATCAGTACAAGAAATAAACTTAATCCTACAAGCATTGGGACAAGCTCCTTATGTGCAAGTTGCAGAACTTGTAGATAAAATAAAAGCACAAGCTGTACCTCAAGTTGAGGCGTTACCTAAAGAAGAGGTTGTGGAATGAAATTTGACTGGTCAGAAGCCTCCACTAAACGTGGTCTTATTTGGGTAGGTACAGCTATTGTGGGTGCAGTTCTTATTTTTATGGGTAAGCCTATAGATCAATTATTATTGCTTGCTAGTGGCGTTGCTGGTGGTCTTGGTATGATGTTTAAAGACTAATGTTTGGGCTAACCGCTTTTGCACAATCTTCATTTGCTGATTTTGAGCATGATACAACATCGTATGGAAATTATTTATACGCAGGATTAGACGCTAATATTCTTAATAATAGAAGCATAACTGCATTAAATGGTGTTTATAATTACACAGGATCGGAAAGCAGTTTACTTGTTAATAGAAACTTAACAGCATCAAGCGCAGTAAATAGGACGATTGCTTTTTCAGAATTGCCTTTTGCTGGACTTGATTTAGTAACACAAAATAAATCTTATACCTATATAGGATTAACATCAGATTTACTGGTTAATAGAAGTTTAAGTGCATTACATGGAACTTATGCTTATACAGGCATGAATTCTGTTTCATCGCAAACACTGACAGCGTTAAATGGCGTTTATAACTATACAGGCAATAATGCAAGTTTACTTAAAGCCTTTAAAGTCTATGCCATTAATGGTGAATATAATTATGTAGGCTTTACATCAAGACGAAAGATATTTATTGGTAACTGGGAGATAGGAGAGGATTTTGTTGATGTATGGACGTGTCAGGACGATAATGCTTCATCAGTATGGACAAAACAAACACCACCAACTGCAACTTGGAATTAAAAAATGAATTATGCAGATATTGTAAGTTTAACGCTTGGTTATGCTGATAGGCAAGATACAGAGGTGACATCTCGCATTGATCTATTTATGCGTGTTACTGAGGCTCGCATTAATAGACTTCTTATGACGCTTGATATGTCATGCAGAGCTACAACACCAATGAACAGCACAACTGAATATTATTCATTGCCAATCAACTATTCTGTTATGCGCTCTATTAAGGTTATTGATAATAATAACTCAAAAAGTAGAGTAACTTTGTTGCAAGTCAATCCAGAGCAGATGGCTAATCTGGTTAATAATGGTGAAACACAATTTCCATG